AGTCTCGCTCAAGATGAATAACAAACAGTTCCTGTCCGCGATCAAGGAATCCGCGTCCTCCATGGACAAACTCAAGGAATCCTTGAAGATGGACGGAGCTGCAAGTGGTCTTAAGCGTCTCGGTGAGATTGCCAGAAACACTACTCTTGGTGATCTGGCCAAATCGGCAGTGTCTGCAGCCTCAAACATGTCTGTCATGCAGGGCGTAGGTGTCGCCGCACTTGGCGGAATCGGGGCAGCAGCGTTAAACGCTGGCCAGTCGATCCTTCAGAAGATGATCCAACCTGCGATCGATGGTTTTAAAGAGTACGAGACTCAGATCAACGCTGTCCAGACCATTTTGGCTAACACCAGTCAAAATGGTACCACTTTGGATCAGGTCAATGCTGCTCTTGATGAACTGAACCGATATGCAGACAAGACAATCTACAACTTTACCGAGATGACCAACTCGATTGGTACATTCACGGTTGCTGGTATCGGTCTTGAGGACGCTACAAACGCGGTTAAGGGCTTCTCGAACATGGCGGCTCTATCTGGAGCCAATGCTACACAGGCCGCTGGCGCTACTTATCAGCTTGCGCAGGCTATGAGCTCCGGTAAGGTTGCTCTACAGGACTGGATGTCCATTGAGAAAGCCGGTATCGGTGGTAAGCAGTTCCAGGACGCTCTGATCGAGACATCTCGGATCATGAATACCGGGGTGGATGAGGCTATTGCTAAGCAGGGTAGTTTCCGACTCTCACTGCAGGAGGGATGGCTCACCTCTGAGGTCATGCTCCAGACGCTGAAGGTCATGACTAATGATCTCTCTGAGGCCCAGATCATGCAGATGGGTTATTCTGAGGAACAGGCCCACCGGCTAAAGGAGCTAGCCCAGAAGGCTGGTGACTCCGCTACTCAGATTCGAACCTTCACGCAGATGATTGGTACATGGGGTGAGGCTCTGGGTTCAGGATGGGCTGAAACATGGCGAATCCTTATCGGCGATTTTAACCAGGCACAGAAGCTATTCACTGCGGTTGGTAACTGGGTTGGTGGGGCTATCAATGACATGTCCGCTGCCAGGAACGCCTTCCTCAAGGGGTTTGTCGACCTGGGTGGTCGAGACGAGATCCTCCGGGCCATGCTCAACATCTTCCAGGCTCTTGTTAAGGTGGCCGGTCAGCTGGGTACGGCATTCAGCCGGGTATTCCTCAATGCTTCTCCTGAAGGGCTCTATAGGATCGTAAAGGCCTTCGCCGACTTCACCGAGAAGCTCATCATTACGAACAACTTCGCGGATAAACTAGAATGGACTTTCACCGGTTTGTTCTCAGTATTCCACATTCTATGGACGGTGGTATCTGAAGTTGGTCAGGTAATCTTTACGGTTGCTGCACACATTATTGGGGCCCTATTCCCAGCCTTCTCCGGAGTAAACTCTGGAATATTCCAGATCACAAAGGTTATTGGCAAAGCGATCTACTGGTTTGACCAGTGGTTCACAAAACTTGACATAGGCGGAAAGGTACTAAAGGTACTCCTACCGCCCATCGACCTGGTTGGCGCTGCCATCAAGTGGGTTGTCGATAAGATCCACTCGTTTATCATGTGGCTGGACTTCGGAGGAAAGGTTGGAAAGGCTGGACAAGCTCTAAAGGACCTTTCTTCTAAGCTTGGTCTCGTTAAAGACGCACTTAAGAACTCCGTTATTGGTAGGGAGTTCACGGCGGCGATGGATTCCATACGGGGTGGAATCGATAAAGCTAAGTCTAAGATGAACGAATTCGCCAGTAGCATTGGCGATAAGCTCAAGGCTAAGCTTGCGTCTGGTAAATCTGCACTAGCCGATTATTTCAAGGGTTTCCAGTTCGGAGATCTGTCCTCTACAGAGGCTATTGTCGCTTCCCTTGGAAATAAATTCGACGAACTCGGCCAGAAACTCAAGATTGCTGAGAAGGTTCAGTGGCTCAAAGAGAAACTGATAGAGCTGAAAGACGCCATAGTCGAAGCGTGGCAAGTCATTCAAAATAGCAGTGCTTGGGATAAACTCGGTAACGCCTTTAGCAAGGCGGGCGATAAAGCTAAGGGCCTGGCACTTGCTGTCCGAGACTGGGTCAACGGTAATGGCAAGGTTAAGGAGGCCGCTAAGGAAGCAGCTGGCGCTGTTGCTGGAGTCGGTACCGCTACCGCTCAGGCAGCCAAGGATGCTGGTCAGGCCGCTAAGCAGAACTTCATCCTTAAGTGGATGCAGGACATCAAGCGGATGGCTCAGACCCTTCATCTCCCGGAGATCTTCAACACCATCAAGGATAAGCTCGTTGAGATCAAGGAATTCATCACTACTGAGGTGGCTCCGAAGGTCAAGGCGGGCGTCGATAAGATGTTTGGTGGAATCTCTGACGCCGCTGGTAAGGCTAACGAGAACCTGAAGTCTTACGACATGGGTAAGGTGCTACTCACTGCTCTCGGTGGTGGGGCTTTGGTCGCCATCATCGGCTGGATGCGATCTTTCAAGGAGAACTTCGACAAGATCGGAAGTCTCGCGGACAAGCTTAAAGAGTTCTTCGGCAAGCTTACCGAGACACTTGATGCATTCATCGAACAGATCAAGGCTGAGACACTTAAGCAGATCGCAATCGCGCTTCTTATCTTGGCTGCGGCATTGGTAATCATGTCTCTGGTACCGTTCCCCAAGCTCATCAAGGGTATCGGGGCTCTCGGTGCTCTCTTCGGCATGTTGACCTTTGCTATGAAGCAGATGGAGAAGATCGACCACGATAAGCTCCAGGGCATCGCCGGTACACTAACGCTTCTGGCGGTGGCTATGGTTATCATGGCAGTCGCGGTGAAGATGCTCGGAGGGATGGACCCCAAGTCCGCTATTCAAGGTGTTCTGGCTCTCGGCATTATCATTGGGATACTTACCGTCTTCATGGACACTGTTCAGAAGAACGCTAAGCGACTTCAGCCCAGTGCTGACATCTTGATGGGGCTTGCTCTAGCCTGTGTCGTACTGGCTGGAGCGGTATTCCTACTTGGCTCTATGAGCACTGGTAAGGCTATCCAGGGCGTTATCGCTCTCTCGTACATCATCGTACTCCTTACAGGGTTCATGGTGATTGTGAGCAAGGACCCCTACATGGGGAAGGGCGCCTCGCTACTTCTATCGCTGGCTATATCCTGTAATATCCTGGTGTCCGCTATTTGGATGCTCGGAACTATGGATCTTGCTCGACTCCTACAGGGCGCTATCGCTCTTGGTGGGATTATCGCCGCTCTAGCTTTGGCTATGGCCATTGCCGGACGGTCTAACGGGCGAGGCGCTGGCGCTATCCTGGCCATGTCGGTTGCCGTAATGGTTCTTGTCGGGGCGGTAGCTATCCTAGGTAATATGGATATCATGACCCTAGCCCAAGGGCTTATTGCTCTTGCCGCGGGTCTGGCCATTCTAGCGATATCCATGGCTGCCGCAGATGCGTTCAAGGAAGGGGCTATTGGTCTCGGTATCGCTTCGGCGGCAATTCTGTCGCTGGCAGTATCAATCAAGATGCTGTCTGGAATTACCTGGACTCAGCTTGCAATTGGTCTAATCGCCCTTGCTGGTGGTATGGTCATCCTTGTGGCTGCCGCTGCTGGAGCTCAGTACTTCGCCGTTGGTATGATCGTCCTTACGGCATCGCTGTTGGCATTGGGTCTAGCTCTTCTACCAATCTCAATTGGTATGGCAGCATTCGCTGCAGTCCTAGGTATCTGTGCTACGACCGGCGCAGCAGCATTCCTAGTCCTCGTCGAGGGTCTGAAGGCCCTTGGGGCTATTCTACCCCAGCTCGCCGTGGACTTGGCAGCAGCTATTGCGGCATTCATCATCACCCTGGGTGAGAAGGCACCGCAGATCGCCGTAGCTATGTCTGCGCTTATCGGGGCATGTGTTCAGGCGATTACTGAAAACATTCCTGGGGTTGTCCATGCAATCTTCGTTCTCATCGAGTCGCTACTCAATGAGCTTTCTGCTCACGCATACGAGTTCGGAGAGAAGGGTGCGACGATTATCGCCAACTTCCTTCAGGGTATCGCTGACAATCTCGGTAAGGTCATTGACTCTGCCACAAATGTCATTCTGGCATTCCTGGATGGAATCGGTAGGAACTTCCCGAAGATCATCGATAAGGCTGCCGAGACACTCCTTAAGTTCCTTGAGGGAATCCGCGACGCTATTAATAAGTACTCTCCTCGATTCCGCAAGGTTGGAAAGGAGATTGCTTGGGCCATTGTGGATGGTATGTCTGGTGGTCTTGCCTCGAAGGCTTGGGAGTTCGGCGAGAAGATGGTCGGTGTCGCCAAGAACGGCTACAACCGAGTCAAGAGCTTCTTCGGCATTCACTCTCCTTCTCGTCTGATGAAGGAACTGGGTGGATACGTCGGTGAGGGTCTTGCGTTAGGTGTGGAGTCCACATCTGATCGCGTTGCTGAGGCTGGTGGAAACATGGCTTCCGCTGCCTACGATGCCATGGCTAAGGCTCTCGATGGAGTCAACGATCTCATCGAGGATGACCCAGCATTCAAGCCGGAAATCAAGCCCATTCTGGATCTCGAGGAGATGAAGAAGCAGGCTGCCGGTATTAACAACCTCATGCCCGCCCTCAGTGGTACAGTGTCTGCTGTTGCAGCCGCTCGACCTGCTGAGCGCTACGCCGACTCGACTGATAAGTCTCAGAGTCAAAATGGTACTACGAACATCACGTTCAACCAGACCAACAACTCGCCAGAGGCCCTTGACGCTGCGGAGATCTACCGCAACACCAAGACGCAGCTGGCCATGGCTAAGGATCAGTTGACTGTATGATCACTGAAATCACATCAACCAATGCTGGGGGCGATAAGCTCACAATGGAGCTTACTGACCCGTGGGACTCTGGGATCGCAGTTAAGGATATCACTGGGCTGGGTCCAGTTAAGACCGAGCTGAGCCTTGAGCGGTATGCGTTGATTGATGGGGCCTTCCTGAAGGGGGCGAGGGTGGGGACTCGTAATGTGGTTCTCACCCTCATCCCCGTCGGGGACGACATCCAGGGGCTCCGTCGCAAGGCATATCGGTACTTTCCAGTCGGCGAGAACATTACATTCGGTGTTACTACCGATCACGTAGCAGTCAAGTCCGACCTGATTGTCGAGTCGGTAGAGCCTAATATCTTCTCCGATAGGGAAGAGATTCAGATCTCGCTGATCGGTATCGACCCATACTGGCGTTCCAACACTCCTCAGATCTCTGGTCTTATTGGATTCAACGACGTCACGCCCCTGTTCCAGTTCCCGTTCAGCTCACCGGACAACCCCAAGCAGATCATCTTTGGTGACATGTCTAACGCTACGGGTAAGGACATCAAGTACCTCGGAGACACCGAGACGGGAGTGGTCATCACCATCTCCTTCAATGGCGAGGTATCGAACCTGGCTATCTCGAATCAGACATATGATGAGACGATGGCCATTAACAAGATTAAGGACTTCTATCGAGGCGAGCAGCTTGTGCTGGATACTCGTCCCGGCAAGAAATCGGTTAAGCACATCGCCGGTGGTAAGGAGTCCATCATTACCGGCATTCTCTCCTTGAGTAGTCAGTGGATCAAGCTGCACCCAGGGAACAACACCTTCGGTCTTCAGTTTGTCGGTGACACAAACGACATGGATATCTCCATTCAGTACGAGACCCTGTATCGAGGAATCTAATGCATCTTTACTATCAGAACCGCCATGACTGGCGAGACATCCGGGAGGTGCCTGAGAACTGGCACTCCTTGAGTTGGACTGAGAGGGCTTACGAGTTCGGTCAGTTTGAGCTCAAGATCTTCTCGGATATGTCGGTTCCTTTCTATGATATGGGTAACTATTTCATGAGAGACGATACCGACCGCGGTATGATCATCGAGACCGTGGACATTGAGCAGCAGGACACTGGTGTGTATCTCCATACCTACACCGGCCGCTCACTTGAGTCGGTATACACTTGGCGGGTGCTGATTCACAAGATCTGGATTAAGCCCGATGCTCAGAAGAAGTTCCAGGCTCAGCTTTATGCTCAGCAGCTATCGAACACCAACTTCGGAGCCACGGCTTCCCCCGAGCGACGTTTACCTGGATGGACATTCCATCAGGATCCTGATGTCAGTCAGTGGGCCTACGTGAATGATACAGGCCAGGAGATCCAGGATGACAAGTGGGTTGTATATGACCGCTGCCCTGTAGACAAGCCTTTCGGTGACGTCATCCATGCATGTAAACCGAACGGGTACCCGCTATACTACAAGGTGACGCTGGAGCAGGGTAACTTCCACACCTATATCCGGCACCCTCGCCTTGTAGAGACGGTAACCTTGGCCGAGAAGAATGACAACTTCGCCAACTTCAAGGCCGTGCACTCTATTGTCGACTCGAAGAATGTCGTATATGAGATCTTCGATACCGGTGACAATGAGATGCAGCCTCAGTGGATTGCGGACGGTACGACTCACACTCGGCCGATGTTTATCCGAGCTGGTGCGGGCATTGACCGTCGAGAGGTCTTATGGGACAACTCTCACAATAACAAACCCATTAAGTTCGGAGCTCAGTGGAACCAGCTCACACCGGAGCAGCAACAGACGGTATCTGCGGTCCAGATCCCCTGGTATCCGTACTGGATGGTTGACTCAATGTTCCCGAAGTATACGCCACTTGCGCTGATGTCGGGCAAGATCGATAACTTCTCGGGAGTCGAGTATCGTCAGGGCTTTACTGTTGGGGACGTCATGTATTACATCCCCACCGGTAAGGAAGATGCTCCGGTGGAAGTTCAGATCACCGAGATGACCGAGTCCTGGTCTCCTGAGGGCTACTCACTGACGCCGGCTATCTCGATGGCGTCTCGTAACAAGTGGAGCGGCGATTCGTTCCGACTCAACTACCTGCGCCAGGGTCCTGGCACAGTCATCGTACCTAGGGATGGTGCCTAATGCCTCTTGTAAGTGGATTCTATGACGCGGTAAATGGAGACCGCGTATACGACGCAGAGCAGTTTGGTTCTCTGTTCGACGGTATCATCTCTGATGGTATCTTTGCTAACAATGGAGACCGATTCGTTGTTCGAGCCTCGACCACGGGCATGCAAGTCTATGTCGGATCCGGCAAGGCCTGGTTGAACCGACGATGGGTGGAGAACACCGGTGACGAGACCCTTACAATTCAGCCTGCTCACGCCTCGCTGGACCGTATTGATCTCGTCGTCCTCAAGGTCGACACCAACAAGGCCGTCCGAGACGCTCGACTCGAGGTGATCAAGGGTACTGCAGCTGGTGCTCCAGTCGCCCCGCTCACACCAAACACCCCCGGTGTCAAGTATCTCGTGCTGGCTCAGATCCGTGTTGCAAAGAACGCTCGAGTGATCTCTCCGGAGTTCGTATCCAACCGAGTGGGTACTGGGCAGACTCCATATGTGGCTGGGCCTGCTCACACGATCGATTTGGCTGCTCTTCAGTCGAAGCTCCAGGGAGAGTTCAACGCCTGGTTCGAGTCTGTACGACAGGCCCTGACTGAGGCTGGCGGGAACACGGCCACAGAGGTCGCCAATCTGAAGGCCAGTGACACCTCTCAGAATCAGAAGATCAAGACCCTCGAGTCCAAAGTTGATTACAACTCGGGGCAGGTCTCGGTCATCAACGGTAAGTTCACCAACTCCGCCGTGTGGTATGAGATGGGCGACACTTCGAACGGTGGCACTAAGAATGCCATCTACCGAGGACACCCCCTGGGTAGTAACATCAACCCGTATCTTGCGGCAATTCGAGCCGGTACCTTCAAGGGTATGTACCTTGGGGACTACTGGACCCTGAATGGTGTCAACTGGAGAATTGTGGCGTTCAACTACTTCTACGGAATTGGTTCCCCCACATTCAACCGTTACCATGTGGTGGTTGTTCCTGATAACTCGCTATACCAGCAGCGGTTCAACGACACTAATACAATGGCCGCCACCTTCACCTCGTTCGAGATCGGTCGAACTGGACTCAACCGAGCTATCTCTACCGCCAAGTCTCTCTTCGGCGATGGTAATGTGGTCCAGCCACCTACGAGGTTCCCAACGGCGTATAACGCTGCTACTCAGATTACTCAGTCGACATGGCTCGCTCACTCAGCAGGTCTGATGACTGAGGACATGCTCTTTGGACGTCCTGTCTTCTCAAGGCATGACTATCAGCGAGGCGACTTGTGTATCGGGCAGTTCCCCCTGTTCCGAGTTGCTCCGTCTTTCATCTCGTTCGGAGCCAACTACTGGACCCGAGACGTATCAAGCTCCACCACTGGTATCTACATTGGCGCGGACAGTACACCCGTTTCCCAGAACTTCACGGCAGAGGTGGGCGTTCGTCCCTACGTAGCGATCGGCTAAAATGCAACACTTCGGATTCAACCCCTTGCTCGACATATTATTAGCTATATTCTTGTCGGTCCTGGGGTCTTCGGGTATGTGGGCATGGATAATGAAGCGGAGTGAGAGGAAGTCTGCTTCTACCCAGCTACTGCTGGGGATGGCCCACGACCGAATTGTATTTGTCGGGAAGACCTATCTTCATCGAGGATTTCTCACCCTCGACGAGTATGAAGACTTCATGAAGTATCTTGTCGAGCCTTACTCCGAGTTCGGGGGGAATGGGCTTGCTGAGAAGATAGTTAATGAGGTAAAGAAACTTCCCGTCGTCCCCACCCCTAGGCCCCCGACAAAGAGGAAACATGATGGCTAAGCACCTTCAGGAGAGTAATTTGAACAACAAGTCCTACGACATCCTCAAGTGGGTTGCTCTGGTCGCCCTCCCGGCTACCTCGGCACTGTACCTGACTCTTGCTGGTCTGTGGCACCTGCCCTACCCCACTGAGATTGCTGGGACTCTTGCTGCGGTGGACACCTTCCTGGGTGTGCTCCTCGGCGTGAGCTCCAACAAGTACGCGGCCAACCAGCCCTCTGGTGCTCTTCACGTGTCTGAGGATCAGGGTATCCACGCCACCTTCGACCAGGGAGTCGGTGACATGCTGCGTACTGGCAAGGTGACGATGGATGTCAAGCAGGTCTAAGCGAGAAAAA